TCTCCAGGAAAGGATACGTTCAATCGCAGCTCTTGATGTTACTTTCTCAGCTCCAAAACATTCCAGATCTAACTTTGCGTCCAGGTTTTTTATGATTGCCCTGGCAGACTCTTTTCCATGACCAGTTTTTGCAAGAGCCACAATAAATAAGTTGCTCCTGGTATTCTCTTCAGTACACACTTTCCTTCCCATCAATACACCTGTGTATGCAAGACTTGCAGATAGTGCTAATATCGGTTGTCGGTATTTGGAATTGTCAACAATGAAATCTGCAAGATCACCAACGAATCCAGGAGGTGAGTAGAAGTCTTTGTGTAGTATTTCCTCTGGATCCTTCTTAGCAACTGTCTGTAATTTTGGTGCTGACCAGGTAACGGCTTCTTTCTTTGCCAGGAGTTTAAACTTTTTAAGATCATTGCCATCTTCCTTTAACCAATCTGTTATATCTCCTTTTTCTGGAATATCCTTGAGCTCCAGCCAGAGGATTGAAGATGCAACTCCAGAAATTTTAGAAGCCAGGAGATGCATTCCTTCTTTCCCAGGCTTATCATTATCTGGAAGACAAGCAATGTTAGCTCCCTTAAACCAGGGTAGGTAGTCATCTCTCCATTTCCCAGCTCCGCCTGGAAATGTCGTTGCAATTAATCCCAGCTTTGCCAGGTTATCACAATCCTTCTCACCTTCGACCAGGAGAATAGTTTTTTTATCTGCTACAGCTTTCAACATCTGAGGCAATCGATAAGGCACTCTTTTAACTCCTTCCAATGACCACTTACCATCTGGCCTTTGTGGTCTAAAATCTTTCGGTTCAAACCTCACCACGTTCATTACATGATTTGAATTATCATCTTCGTATCTGTATGTAGCTGTGATCCGTTTAGGCTGGGCTTTTTCTTCCTGGTAAAAGAATTGGGTTTCTTCCATGTCCAGGGCAGATATAATATTTTCAAATGTGCATCCTGCTTGGCACTTAAAGAGGATCTTATCGGATGTATGTGATGCAGTCAGACTTGGGGATTTGTCATCATGGGCAGGGCAAAGTGATTCAATGCCGTTGCTAGTTTGTTTTACTTTCTCCAACTTTGAGCAAAACAAACTCCAGTTATCATTTAATGATTCCATTCAATAGCCACACGCTAATTAAATTTTACTAATTTCAGTTCGCTTATTGGTATATTATAAAAATACTCTCCTTCGGGGTATCTGCCATTTGGTATGGATTCTATCAGCTCATCTCCCAGGTTTTTACCATCGATTGTCCAGGCTTTGTCACAAAAATGATTCAACACCCAAAATATTACCCTTTGTGTGTTTCCCTTGCCGTCATCCATGTATTTCTTTTTCCTGGCAGGTATATGTAAAGAACGCCAGTTCTCAGGCCACTCTTCTTTCCAGGAATTTTTGATTTCTACTTCATGGAAAACTTCCTGAACCGACTTAATATCTGGGCCATAGTCTTCCTGGATCCTGCTGTAGATTCCCTTTTCGTCAAGATAGTTCCTTAGTACGTCTTTTGCTTTTTGATCGTATGCTTCGTAATGTTCCTGGTTAAATTTTGGCATTTTGTTTTAGTTCTTTAAAGGTGGAATAAGACATCCCGGCTTTTTGCCGATTACATGATGAGCAACAAACTACAAGGTTGGATTCATCTCGATAGATTTCCCTCCATTTTTCTTTGGAAGTTAATTTTTTTACAGGAAGTGCCTCCATATGGTCTAATTGAAAATTATGCGGATACAATCTAGTTCCGCAATAATGGCAAGGACAGCTTATATCGCTGTTGCGTGCCTGCATATAGAGTCGAATCGACATTTGTCTTGGATAGCCAGATTTAAACGCTTTAATGTGACCTACAGATTTTGCCAACTGATATGAATTTTTGTCCTTGCAACTTATCGAGCAATATTTTTGCGTAGTATGCTGATTACCAGACGGATAATATTCTTCCTGGCAATACTCACAGACTTTTTTCATTCCTGTCATGTAAATATAATAATTTGGTTACCTCTGCCTACATATAAAAAAACATATAAGCAGAGGCCAGAAACACCAGTGACCGCACCAGCTAGGTACAGGCCAATGGCTGACAAAATTAAATCCTGACTAAAATGGAATATCATCCGACACAGCTTCTGAGCTTGGGACTTCAAGAGTATTAGCTTTATATGCTTCGTGAGGCAAATACTTTGTTATCTCATTAGAATCTGAATAGCCTTCTGTTCCAGGCTTAATTTCAATCTCGACTTTCAACAACTTCTGTAAAAAAGCTCTTGAATCATTTAAAGAAAATTTCTCTAGTCCGATTGATCTTGCCAGTGCTGCAATCTTTTTCTTACCCATTTCAACTGCAACAGGTTTCTCATGTTTGAAAAGCAGATTGTCGAATAACTTGCGACCCTGCCCGGATCCTTCGTTTATTAAAAATTCTAAATGAAGCATCTCTCCATTTCTTTTTTTAGTCTCTCTTACATCACAGTAATCTATTGTGACGTTGTATTTGCCTGCCGGAAGCGGTTTGAAGTCATCATCGACTTCTTTAACCAGGCTTACATCAAAATCATATTCACTCATTTTTTGCACCTGTTGTTGTTCTCACTGTTTTGGCTTTATTGCCTTCTGCCCTGGCCTCTTCCACAGCAGATAAAAATGCTTCCCAGGACAAATCAATTTCGCCTGGAAGCGGAAGCCTAGCTTTACTTGCGTAGCTAGGGTTATGTCCAAATTTAATAACTCTCTTACCTGAAGAGCTGGGTTTGTATTTCATTTCACCAAACTTTTTCTGTTGCTGAACTGTAAAAACATCATGACAAACTAGCCCCAAAAAATCACTCCACTCAGCTATATAAGAAGCCGTATTTTTTTGGAGCTTCAGGTTCCACATATCGTATTCCTCCAGGTTTGGATTATTGATTTTTACAATTTGGGAATGGCATATAAAAACAATGTTGAATCCAGCTTGGCGTAGATGTTCCATTGAATTTAAAAACTCTCTCCATTTACTAGCTATCATTTGATAGCCACCTCCCCACTTAATATCTGAAATACTTTCTACATTTTTTTCTTTGCAGACAGAATCTATTATGGCTTTTTCTAAAAAGTCTAATGAGTCTATCACCAGGCATGAATGTTGTTTCAATAACTCCTTTGCATTTTTATATATATATTTTGATGTTTCAGAAGTTGCTTCATAGGGTTTCCCTACGAGACTAATCTGCTTCGCCTTTAGGAAACGCAACCCATCTTCATAGTTATAGTACAGGCCATATTTTTCTAACAAAGATGATTTGCCAGTACCATGATCTCCATAAATCGTTAGTCTAAACGGCTCCTGGAGCTTCAACGAATCTTCAATCTTTATTTCCATACACTCTCCTTATAGGATTTTAAAAGTTCGATAAGTTGAGGTAGTCCCAAACCTATCCTCATGCCAGAGTTCTGGCATTTCTTTTTGCAGAGCCTTAGTATCCAGCCCTGAACGGCTTCCGTTCTTCCAGGTAATTAGATCCTTATTATCACCTGGATCCACAACTACAGAAGCAGATTTCATAATATTTTGTATATTCTTTTTGTTTTCATCTTTTCTTAGTTTGAGTTCCTTCTCTTCCTGGAGTATCTTCTTGCCTTCTGCAATACAATGTTTGATTAGTGGAGTTGCTACGATAGACTCCTCCTCAGTATCTGCGAATGGGAACTGATACAGTGCTTCGTCTGGTGTCCTGGCGATTGGCATGATACCTGGTACAATGTGATTTTCATGAAACGCCTTGACTTCATCAATCTGTTCCTGGATCGCTTTTTCATCCCTCTCAATCTTGAATACTCTAAAATCATTTCCACCAATCAATACTGCTAACCACCAGTAATCCCACCCGGAGACATAGAGGTAATGGTTGATCTGGCATCTGTATTCAACAGGGATCATGGGGTTAGGACATAGGTGCTCCGAATATTCTTTCTTCTTAAACTCAGAAGCAGTTTTGAGTTCCAGGCCAACATTCTGTCCCTGGATCTTTGCGTCTATATGTGCTTGTGCTAAATCCCAATCTTTAGCCACCATTGTTTTTGAGATCATACGGATCTTGAGCCCCATCTTGTCAGTAAACATTTTGCCAACAGTATTTTCCAAGTGGACACCAGACCAGACGTAGGGATTATCAGTTAGATCCTCCTCTTCAACTTCTCCACGAAATTCCTGGTAGGCTTTAGATTTATGTGAGTATCTGTGCATATCTCTTATCGCTGCGATTATACTTCCACCATACTTTCCCTGTCTTACGTTGGGATCCTGCTCAGGTTTCATGCATCCTCCTTTTCTACTGTGATGTTTCCAGACAGTTCAATTTCTGCATCTTTAATCATATCTTCTGCATCCAGAACAAAACTTTTTACTTCTTTAGAATGTGCTGGATTCCCTTTTATCAGTTCTCTTCTCCATTCTTTAAGGGCACTGTCATATAAATGATCAATATCAGATTTCCAATCTTGTAATAGATCGCACTTCATTAGCGGTGACAGCCCTGAGAAAAAGGGTTTTATCTTCACCTCACCTTCTCCTGCGAATAAATCGGCATGGCAGTTAATTGCTATCCGCTTATATCTCATCCAATCTCCTTCCAGAACCATGAAAAAAATGCTCTCCTGGCTTTCTGGTTTCTGGTTTGCTTTGAATTGCTAATTGCTTTCATTAGCAGAAAATTCTTGTATTCTTCTTTGTCTTTTCCCACGATTTCTCCTTTTTATTGTGACTGGCAACTCATAGATCAACTACTTTGATGTCAGGTTAACATCGTTTCTGTTGAAAGATCTTGAGTTGCCACCCTATTGAATGTGAACGGACACTCAGTAATCTGGAAGTACATCTTTCCGTATAGGCCGAGTCTACCCTCCTAGAGTGTCCGCATTAAGCAACATCCATGTCGCTCACAAGTTTTCTGGAAATGGGTTATAAGTAAACCATTTCTTATCTGCAACAGCAGATCTCCGTCTTACCTCTTCTTCCGCTTTGATTTTCATTCTTTCCTTGCTGCATTTATGAAATGCAAAAAGTTCTTTTGTAGTCTTCTTGTGACTACCTTCTATTAATCCGTCAATGTAATCG